CCCGCAGGCTATACGTGATCCTCGTCCAGACACGAACACTTGGTATGCCTCAGGCCAAACTGCTCTTGGGACCATTGGTGAAGGCAGTCGCGTGATTGAGTGGGGCTGGGCTCCTGTGGGCGGGTCCAGTGGTTTTGATGCGCCCCTGACGCCGAATAGCTTGGTCGGGCAGGGTTTAGTCGGTATAGTCGCGGTATCTACCGCTTAAGGAGCGATGATGGAAAAAGCAATGCGCAAGGTCGCCAAGGAAGAAGTTGGCAAGCACGTGAAGGCCATGCACAGCAAGGGATTCAAAAAGGGCGGTCCGACCACTGACGACCGCATGAAGTACGGGAAGAATCTTTCCCGCGCCATGAACCAGAAGACGGGGTGAACTATGGGCAAGATCACAAAGCTGCCGCCTGCCAAGCAGGCATACCCCCAGGAAGCCGAGAACCCTCGGGATCTCTGCATGGTGGTGAACAACATCTCCAAGCATCCTGCTCCGCCTGCCAAAACTTCCGGCATCAAGCAGCGTGGGTCTGGTGCTGCTACGCGGGGCTTCATGTCTCGTGGGCCGATGGCGTAATTTAGAAATTTTTGGCGGGAAGTCCAAAAAGTGAACTACTCCGAGTTGAAGACCGCTGTTGAGGACTACGTCGAGAACACGTTCTCGGCGACTGACTTTGCCACAATGACGAAGTTGGCAGAGCAGCGCATCTACAACGCGGTCCAACTCCCCACGCTACGCAAAACTTCCACGCTGTCTCTGACGGGGCAGAACGTCAACGCGCCCACGGACTTTTTGTCGGCTTACAGTCTTGCGGTGGTGCTGGCTACGGGCAGCTACGAGTTCCTCCTGAACAAGGATGTGAACTTTATCCGTGAGTCGTACCCTGACCCTGCAGTGACCGGGACTCCGAAGTACTACGCGCTGAACGGCACCACCACGCCGCTGGTGCAACGGTTCTTGTTTGGCCCCACGCCGCCTTTGTCGCCGCTGCTGTCTGCTGAACTGAACTACTTCTACTACCCCGAGAGCATCGTCACGGCCACCAACACATGGCTGGGCGACAACTTTGAGTCCGTACTGCTCAACGCGGTGTTGGTCGAGGCTGCTCGGTTCATGAAGCAGGAGCCCGACATTGTGGCCGAGGTGGACAAGCAGTACGTGCAGTCGCTGACGTTGCTAAAGAATTTGGGTGATGGGAAAAATAGAACCGACGCTTACCGGACGGGTCAAGTGAGAACACAGGTGATCTAAATGGCCTTGGTGCAAACGCTATGCTCTTCGTTCAAACAGGAGTCATGGCTGGGTATTCATGATCTGGATACCGATGTCCTGAAGATGGCGCTCTATACGAGCGCCGCTTCTCTTGGTGCTGACACCACGGTCTACACGGCCACGGGCGAGGTCTCTGGTACGGGCTATACCGCAGGGGGCGTAATTCTCACGAACGTGCAAGTCCTGCTCTCCGGCACCACTGCCTACTGTACGTTTGATAACCCTGCCTGGACTAGCGTGAGTTTCACGGCCCGAGGGGCGCTGATCTACAACACCTCCAAGGCTGACCGGGCTATTGCAGTTCTGGACTTCGGTGCCGACAAGGTTGCGGGTCCAAACTTCACAGTGCAGCTTCCTGCGCCCACTGCCACCACGGCGCTTCTTCGCTTCGCGTAAGGTAAATCATGCCGTCAACCTATACCACGTCCCTAAAATTGACACTTCCCGCCACGGGAGAGAATTCCGGCACCTGGGGGAACATCGTCAATACCGGCATTACGCAGCTAGTGGATGATGCGGTGGCCGGGACAGCCAACATTACTATCGGTGCTACAAACTACACGCTGACCAACACTGATGGCGCGGTAAACGAAGCCCGAAAGATGTTCATTGTGGCTACCGGCTCCCCCGGAGCGGCAAGAAACGTCATCTGCCCTTCAGTCAGTAAGCTGTATTTTCTCTACAACAACGTCACCGGGGGTCACGCACTGACGTTAAAGACGCTGTCGGGTACAGGGATCACCGTACCTAACGGTAAAACGATGGCGCTGTACTGCAATGGCACCGATGTTGTAGACGCTATCACAAACCTGAGTAGTTTTACTATCGGTGGGTTTACGTTGTCTCTTGGAGGGAACGCAACGTTTGCCAATGCGTTTACCACGGTCGGTGCTTTTAGCGTAACTCTGACAGCGACAAACACTACATCTATTACGTTGCCCACTACGGGTACGTTGGCTACTCTGGCGGGAACAGAAACGCTGACAAACAAACGGGTCAACCCCCGCGTTGACACGATTGCAAGCGCAACTACGATCACCCCCACTGCGGATACTTGTGACGTTTACACAGTCACTGCGCTAGCGACCAACCCCACGATTGCCGCACCATCAGGTACACCTGTCAACGGGCAGAAGTTAATTCTGCGCATCAAAGACAACGGGATTTCCAGAACGATTACTTGGACAACTGCGCTGGGTGGGTACAGAGTGATTGGTACGGTGCTGCCTACAACCACCACGATCAACAAGACTATCTACGTCGGCTGCATGTACAACTCGGATGCTGGGTACTGGGACGTAGTTGGCATCGCCTCGGAGACCTAAATGGCAGACCGTTATTGGGTTGGCGGTACCGCCAACTGGGATGGAACCGCAGGTACTAAATGGGCCACCACTTCCGGTGGTGCTGGCGGCGCTTCGGTGCCTACTTCAGCCGACAACGTATTTTTTGACGCTAATTCAGGTGCGGGTACTGTAACGATTGCAACAGTCAACGCTAACTGCAATAACTTAAACTTTACCGGCTTCACCGGCACAATCTTTAGTGTTTCAAACACGCCGGAAATATACATATACGGTAACTTGGTTGTATCTGCTGGCATGACATGGTCTGCAAGAAGCAGTCTGGTGTTTGCCGCCACCACTTCTGGAAAGACAATCACCACAAATGGTAAAAGTGTTGCTGCTTCCGCGCTAATATTTATTGGTTCTGGCGGTGGTTGGACGCTTCAAGATGCCTTAACCAATACTGCACCAATAGAAATAAACAACGGAACATTCACCACAAACAACTACAACATATCCTGCGATTCGTTTGCCTGCACCGGCGGCACTACAGTATTGGGATCCTCCTCAATAACGTGTATCTTTATTTTGACTATATCGGGTGGCACTATAAACGCTGGCACATCGTCAATAACAGCTGGCGTCTTGCAAATACTCTCGGGTGGACCACATACGCTGTACAACGTGACGGTCAACAGTAGTAGTATACCCTTTGTCCAATTGGCTGCTGCAACCACATTTAATAATTTCTCCATAGTACCAAGCGCGGCATATACACAGGTTGGGCTGTCTGCAAATATAACTGTATCCGGCACTTTCACAAGCAATGGCACAAGTGTTCAAGACCGTAACATTATTTACAGCAACATTCGGGGTACGCAAAGAGTAATTACTGCGGCTGCGGTGTCTATTCAAGACACGGACTTTCGTGATATCAATGCCAACGGTGCGGCGGTTCCGTGGGCGCTATCTGGGCAGCGTGTAGGGGATCTTGGTAATAACTCTGACATTACATTCCCTACAGCCGTAACTCGATATGCAGTGGCTGCGGGCAATTTTTCCAACACCTCTGTCTGGTCGGCTACTTCTGGGGGCGCGGTAGGCGCGTCAGTCCCCCTACCGCAAGACACCGCTGTGTTTGATGCTAATACTGGGGCTGGCACATATATATTTAACATGCCCCGTATCGGTACTTTGAACGCAGGGGCTCTAGGCGCTCGCGTGATCTCCCTTGGGGTAGATATTGAAGTATATAAGAGTTTCACACTAAGCTCGGCTTTGACGTTTAATAATAACAGCAAAGGATTATATTTTTTGGGGGATGGAGCTAATACCGTAAACACCGCCGGAAAGCAGTTGTACACTGCAATTTTTTCTGGTAACTATAAACTGAGCGCGGATTTATCCGTTCAAACAGATGTATATATTTATGGTGGATTATTTGAAGCTAATGGTTATAACATTACTTCTAATACGTTTTCTGTTCAAAACATTACAACTGGATACATCTCCTCCCCAAATTTAACTATTTACATGGGGTCTGGAACATGGAGAGCCACTGGAACTTCTGCGTGGAGTTATATCGCAAGCGGTACTTCGGCTCTTTTTTCAGAAACATCTACGGTTGAAATAGCTGCATCCGCAGCGTCAACGTATACTTTTTCCGGGGATGGGCAAACGTATTACAGGTTTTTGGTAAGTGGCTCCACTGGTGCTTCGACAGTTGCAATTACCGGCAACAACACGTTTAATACTATCTCCAGTACTAAATCCAACGCTTATACATTGCGGTTTACGAATGGGCAGACTACAACAGTTACAAATTGGAGTGTAAACGGCACGGCGGGTAATATCATTACCATTATTAGCGCATCTGCAGGTAGCAGGTTTAACTTGACCAAAGCTGGTGGTGGTTTGACTGTTTCAAATTTTGTATCTGTTAAGGATTCAAACGCGTCCCCAACAAACACGTTCTACGCAGTCAACTCAACAAACGCAGGCAACAACGTGAACTGGACGTTCAACTTCCCAAGTAGCCAAGGCAACTTGCTGGCGTTTTTCTGAGGATTCAGCATGATTGATCTCATTGGTGGCGGTGTCCTCGGCTCCCTTCTTGGTGGCTTGTTCCGCCTTGCCCCGGAAGTCCTGAAGTTCTTGGACCGCAAAAACGAGCGCCTGCATGAACTCAAAATGTTTGAGCAGCAGTGCCAACTGGAGCAGATGCGCGGTGCGCAGAAGTTGCAGGAGATTGGTGCTCAGCATGGCATGGCCGTGGATGTCGGCGTATTGGATGCTTTCAAGTCTGCGCTTGATCAGCAGACTGAAATGGTCAAAGCTGCAGGGGGCTGGGTCGCCAGCCTTTCTGCTTCAGTCCGTCCGGTGGTTACCTACTGGATCTTGTTTCTGTGGTCATTTGTCCATGTTTGGTTTGCATGGAATGCTTGGCTGTCTGGTGCTGAGCCTGAGCAAGTGTTCAAAACCATGATGACCCCCGACTTCGCGGCGTTAGTGGCCGGGACCATAAATTTCTGGTTCTTGGATAGAACTTTGAAGCAACGAGGGCTTGCGTGAATCTCGACGTAGCCGTAGCGCTTTGTAAGCAGTTTGAAGGCTTACATCGTGTAGGTGCAGACGGGCTCATCTACCCGTACATCTGCCCCGCTGGCTACCCCACAATTGGTTGGGGGACGGTCTACAAGCCTGACGGCTCCAAGGTCACGATGGAGCACCCACCTATCACACGAGATATTGCCGACGCTTGGCTAATGGATGAACTACGCCGAGTCTGTGCACCTGCGGTAATCCGTCAATGTCCTGAACTCTTTGCGTGGAGCGTACAAAACGGACAGTGGCGGCAATTCTGTGCCATCGCTGACTTCACGTACAACCTTGGGTCCGGTAGACTGCAGACTTCCACCTTACGGCGCAAACTACGTGCGCTGGACTGGGAAGGGGCCAAAGAACAGTTGGATCTGTGGGTGCGCGGTGGCGGGCGTGTACTGCCCGGTCTGGTCAAGCGTAGAGCCGCAGAGGCGGCGCTGCTGGGGTAACTATGGCACTCAAAAAAATCCTGCCAAAGCCCGGTATCAACCGGGAGAACACACGGTATACCAACGAAGGCGGTTGGTATGACGGGGACAAAATTCGTTTTCGTCAGGGCACGCCGGAAAAAATTGGTGGGTGGCAGCCGTACTCTACAAACACCTACCTTGGCATTTGCCGTGCCTTGTGGCCGTGGTCTACATTTTCCTACTCAGGGTTGCTGGGTGTAGGTACAAACTTAAAGTACTACATTGCTTTTGGGAATGTCTACTACGACATTACTCCCATTCGTAGGACTGTTGTTCTTACCAACCCTTTTGCAACCACGTCAGGATCCCCCACAGTTACAGTTACAGATTTGACCCACGGTGCTTTATCCGGGGACTACGTTACGTATACGGGTGCTTCTACCGTTGGAGGGCTCACTATTTCTGGTGAGTATGTAATTACTGTTATTGACGACAATACTTACACGATCAACGCTGGCAGTAACGCAGGGGCTACGGTTCTTAACCCCCCCGGTGGTGGTGGCACCGTTACTGCCGATTACCAAGTAAACACTGGAGGGGACATACAGTACCCGCTTTCCGGTTGGGGTACAGGGACTTGGGGGGGTGGTACTTGGGGGTCTGGCAGTACTAACATAAAAGAATTCCGTGTATGGAACCACCAAAACTTTGGCGAAGACCTTATTTTTGGTCCAATTGGTGGGGGTTTGTATTATTGGGATGCTTCAAGTGGGCTGCTTAATCGCGGCGTTTCACTCAGCTCTTTGTCTGGAGCCACAGATGTTCCGGTGATACAAAACCACATGTTGGTGTCGGACGCTTCTCGTTTTGTGTTAGCGTTTGGTTGCAATGATTACGGATCTTCTGCACAAGATCCGATGTTGATCCGCTGGACAGACCAAGAAAGTGCGGTTAACTGGGCACCTGCAGCAACCAACCAAGCGGGTAGTTTGCGCTTATCCCACGGATCTGAGATCGTTGCAGTCGGACAGGTTCGCCAAGAAATCCTAGTCTGGACAGACACTTCCTTGTACTCGTTGCAGTACCTCGGCCCCCCAATTGTTTGGGGGTCACAACTTCTTACGGACAATGTCTCTATCTTCAGTGACCGTGCCTGGGCGGTTGCAGCAGGTGTAACCTATTGGATGGGGCAAGAGAAGTTTTATATGTACGACGGGCGTGTAAACACGCTGGAATGCGATGTTCGTCAATACATTTTTAGCGACTTTAACTACAACCAAAACCAGCAGATTTTTGCTTCCACAGTGGAGCAATTTAATGAAATCTGGTGGTTCTACTGCTCTGCAAGCAGTACAGAAATAGACAAGTATGTAATTTACAACTACGCTGAGAAGGCTTGGTACTATGGGACTATGAACCGTAATGCCTGGGTAGATGCAAACGTGACAAGTGACTACCCTATTGCAGCCTCAAGCAACCGACTTGTTTACCATGAGTTTGGTGTAGACGATAGTTTGGCGGGGACTCCTGTCCCCATAGTGTCGTACATCACGTCTTCTGAATTTGATATTGACGACGGAGATCGTTTTGGTTTTGTGTGGCGAGTGTTGCCAGACATTACTTTCCGGGGGTCTTCAGCTTTGAACCCCAGTGCCACGCTCACATTATTGCCCCTCCAAAATTCTGGTTCTGGGTACAACTCCCCAGCGTCTGTTGGGGGGACTGATAACGCTGCAATAGCCCGCGTTGCAACCGTACCTATTGAACAGTTTACACAGCAAGTAAACATCCGGGTTCGTGGTAGGCAGATGTCAATCAAAATATCCTCAGATGCACTGGGAGTGCAGTGGCAACTTGGAGCATGTCGCCTGGATATTCGGCCAGATGGGCGTAAGTCATGACTATATGGGCCACGATTATTAAGAGGTTTGTTGCTCCTGCTTTGCCAAAGCCGACAGGAGAATATGATCGGGCGTATTTTGAGAATTTGATAAACATCTTACGCCTGTACTTTAATCAGCTCGATCAATTGTTAGGGCAAATCGTGGCAACTACCAATAGCCCAGTGCCAATCTCCATCGGTGGCACCAACGTCGATGCTTTTGGGCGGTTGCGTATCAGTGCCCCCTACACACTCTTTGATTCCCAGCAACGCTACGAAGCAGATGCTCAGTTTGATACAACCACCACCGGGACGGGCAGTGCTACATACGTAACTAATGAAGCCTCCGTCAATATGTCCGTCACCGCTGGTGGTGTCGGTTCGGTGATCAAGCAGACATATCGGGTTTTTCCTTACCAGCCGGGTAAGGGTCTGTTGGTGCTTGCTACGTTCACGATGGACGCTAGTTTGAACACGGGGCTGACCCAGCGTGTGGGCTACTACAACACGCAAAACGGTGTGTTCTTCCAGAAGGTAGACGGTGTTTACTCGTTCGTCCTACGGTCTAACTCCATCCCCACCCCCGGTACACCCAGTGATGTCCGCACAGTCAACCAAGCAAACTGGAATGGCGACAAGCTCGATGGCACTGGAGCATCAGGGTACACCCTAGATCCCGCCAAGGCCCAGATCCTGTGGATGGACTTTGAATGGCTGGGCGTCGGATCTGTTCGGTGCGGCTTCATCATCAATGGCGAGTACATTGTCTGCCACACTTTTGAAAATGCCAACGACATCACGACGGTGTACATGAGCACGGCCATCTTGCCAGTGCGCTATGAGATTGTTTCGTCCGTTGCTGTAGCTGGTACGCTCAAGCAGATCTGCTCCTCGGTGGTTTCTGAGGGTGGGTATGAGCAGTATTCGTTTGGGCATGTGGCGCGGCGCACTGCAGTGCTTGGCACAATCGGCTCTACGTTCTTGCCATTGGTCTCCATTCGACTCAAGTCCACACGGCTTGGGGCAGTGGTACTGCCGCAGCGAATTCAGGTATTGCCGACAACCTCGCAAAGTTACGAGGTGGCCCTAGTAAAGAATGCCACGCTGACAGGCGCGTCCTGGGGTGCTACGACTTCAAACAACGTCGAGATGGATACCTCGGCCACAGCAGTCACAGGTGGGACGATTGTTCAGACAGACTACGTGACTTCCAGCGGCAGCGGTGGTACAAACCCACTTGCAGATCCCTCAGGGTATAACTGGGACTTGCAGCTTGGCTCATCGCTTGCCGGAGTCAGCGACATTTACACCATCCAAATCAGAACTGTGTCGGGCGCAACCACAGGCGATGCCGTGGGCTCTCTGACCTTCTGGGACTTGACGGGTTGATATGGCCGAGCGTGACCTTTTTTCGCTGCTGCCTTCGGACTGGGGCACCTACGACCCATACAAGAAGATTAACTGGTTCAACACCAATCAGGTAGGTTCTGACGAGCTGCTTGCTACAGGAGCAGTGTCCCAGGGCGATATCGATTGGATGCTCAGCCAAGGATATGTAGGGGACTACACTCCTGCCCCAATTGCTCCTGCCCCAATTGCTCCGGCTCCTATTGCTCCGGCCCCAACAATTCAGCAAACCCCGTACAGAACACTACTATCGGAATCGTATTACGAACCGTATGAAACCCTCTATGACAACTACGTAGAGGAGTACATCCCGCCACCCCCTGCTCCGGCTCCAGTTGCTCCGGCTCCGATTGCTCCGGCTCCAGTTGCTCCGGCTCCGATTGCTCCGGCTCCAGTTGCTCCGGCTCCGATTGCTCCGGCTCCGATTGCTCCAGCTCCGATTGCTCCGGCTCCGATTGCTCCAGCTCCGATTGCTCCAGCTCCGATTGCTCCGGCTCCGATTGCTCCAGCTCCGACTTGGCGGCAAACATACACTCAACTAGCTACTGATGCTGATTTAGAAGACTACATTCCACCACCCCCCACTCCGGCTCCAATTGCCCCAGTCCCAGTCGCTGTAGCTCCCACACCTGTAAGAGCACCTACTCCAGTTGCTCCGGCTCCAATTGCCCCAGTCCCAGTTGCTGTAGCCCCCACGCCCGTTATAGCCCCCACGCCCGTTAGAGCCCCAACTCCAGTTACTCCGGCTCCGATTGCCCCGACTCCAGTCGCTCCGGCTCCAGTCGCTCCGGCTCCTATTGCACCTACCCCTTCTGTTTTTACTGATTGGTCTACAACCCCTCCTAGCAATCCTGATGCTACGGGCTCTTATGGAGATGGTTCATACGCTTGGTACAACGGGCGTTGGTGGAACTCCCAGGATACGGAGGCTATGGCAGCTTGGGGAGAAACTGTTATAGATGGTAGGTTTGTAAGGATATCTTCCCTTACTCCAGTTGCCCCAGCTCCGATTGCTCCGCCCCCGATTGCTCCAGTCCCAGTCGCTGTAGCCCCCACGCCCGTTAGAGCCCCAACTCCAGTTACTCCAGCTCCGATTGCTCCAGCTCCGATTGCCCCCACGGCTGCACCGACAGCACCGCTTACCGCGCAAGAGCAAGCGGCAAGAATTGGGTTAACTCTACCAGCGGGTTGGGGGGTAAAAGATGGGGATTACGACGAACCTGAAGAAAAGATTGCGTACTTCAATCAGCAGGGGATCACGCCTGAGCAACTCCTTGCTTCTGGAGAAACACAAGAAGACATTGATTGGATGAGAAATCGTGGGTATACGGTAGGCAAGCCTGCTCCAGCTCCGATTGCTCCAGCTCCGATTGCACCAGCTCCGATTGCTCCAGCTCCGATTGCTCCAGCTCCGGTCGCTCCAACTCCGGTCGCTCCAACTCCGGTCGCTCCAACTCCTGTCGCTCCGACATATAAATTCGATCCATCTACGCTTGGTGCAGCGCAGCCGTTTTACTCTGCCCCAGAAATAAGCGAAGACCGCTGGCAAAACGAACTCAACGCGTATGAACTTCAGCGAGAGATGCCTGTTTCGTATACTTCTGGGGATCGATTCAGTCTCTCGCAACAGATTAAAGAAGTCCCATATAACTACGACGAGTGGGTTAAGCAACAATATGACGAAGCGGCTACTTCAGCAAAAGACGCTTACAAAAATAAGATAACTGGCGATATTGCAACGCAACTGCTTGCTGGATGGCAGGGGCTTGGTGAAAACGTAGGTATTGGTAGTGCTGGTACGCCCCAGGCAGAAATAGGTGGTAGGCCCCTTGCTGTTGTTGCTAGAGATTTTGCTCAAAGACTAGTAGATCAAGGCATTACAGATCTCAGTCAAGCCAAATTTGATCCCGGTGCCCAGGCATCTTGGACTGCTGAAGGTAAAGGAAACGTAAGCCTTGTCGCTACCCAAGATGGGCGCTTAATCCCTGTATGGGGGTCTAGCAGCGACGCGGCTAAAATACGTAATGTTGCACTGGCTATCGGCGCGGGGCTTATCGCTCCGGGGTTAGCGGGGAGTATTGGCACTGCACTTGGGGCAACTGGCGCAACTGCCACAGCAATCGGCAATGCGGCTATCAACGCGGCGTTTACAGTAGCCCGAGGTGGAAGTCTTGAGGATGCACTCAAGTCCGCTGCTCTCAGTGGGCTGGGCCAGTATGCAATTAACGCTGTAGGTCAGTTTGCTCAAACCGCTGGTGCTGAAATTGCAAACCAAGTTGGGGGTAATGCAGGAGACATACTTGGAAAAGCCGCTCAAGGGGCCATTACAAGCGCGGCTGGCGCTCTACCTACGGCACTTGTTACCGGAGACTTTGGCAACGTACTGACCAGTGCTCTGACTGGCGGAACAACAGCAGGGGTTACTACAGGGGTCTCCAACCTCACAGGTCTCTCCCCAACACAGATCAACGCTGCTGTAAACATTGCTCAAGGCGCGGCATCTGGAGACCTGTCAAAGGTTTTGTCTGGCGCGGGTGTATTGGCAAACAACCCCGATTTGCAGCTTGCTTCCCAAGCGGCTCGACTTGTCACGGCTATCGAGTCAGGCAACCCCACCGCAATCATGTCGGCCATGCAGAGCTTTGGCTCTGAGATGGACAAGTTCCAAGCGCGTCAGTCACAGTACTACAGCACCACAGACACTGGGGATGAGACCGCACGACTGCAGAACCTTTATGGCACTGCACCAACCGCTCCCACGCCGACTGCTCCAGTCCCAACTGCCTTAGTCCCAACTGCTCCAGTCCCAACTGCTCCCACGCCGACTGCTCCGACTCCAACGGCCCCAGTCGCCCCCACACCAATTGCTCCGGCTCCAACTGCTCCAGTCCCAACTGCACCTACGTCAACTACCCTCACCGATAGGGAACAAGCTGAAGCATTAGGGTTTGATACGGGCACTGCACCAACGTACTCCGTTGGGCAGAAACTGAACACAGACACATCCGTAGCTCATGAAAACCAAGCCCGTGCATTGCAGGCTGCGGGTAGCGGTGTTGACACATCGAAGCTAGATCCGTTCACTTTGAACTGGATGGCGAGTTACATACTCGCTGGGGATGCTGCAAGCCTGCCCGCTGCTCTTGAAAGGTGGAAGGCTACTGGCGGGCAAGAGCACCCGATTTCTAGCAAGATCACTGAGTTGTCTGGGGCAGAAAACCGCAGTAACAATGAACTCATTCTGGGGACTGATAAGTACAAAGTTGCAGAGGGGGGCTATCGCCCGCTAAGTGGGTACGGTGGTGAAGTTGCCTATGACTCAAACGGCGTGCCCTACGCCACCTCCCAAGTAATAACGACCACTGGCAAGTTTGAGCCTACTGCTGTTGGTACAGCAGCAAAGGAAGTGCTCGGTACTGTAAACGGTACACCACTTGAACTGCCCACCACACTCCTTGTAGACGGCTTGTCTAGCTTTGGTAATTCTGTTGCCAACTTTGGTGAGTGGTTCTTCCAGGCAGATAGAAACAATCCGTTCAGCAGATCTCTGCGCGAAGCTAGTGCAGTTGCCCAAGGGTACGTGCCTGACAGTGTTAAGCAGGGGCTTGCTTCATGGGAGACTGACCTAAAGAATGCAAACACTTGGTGGGATAAAACCGTTGCAGGTATAGGAGGTATTGCTAAGTACCCCGCAGCTACAGGGTATACCCTAGTTAAAGAGTTCGTAGAAGAACTCCCAACATTCCTTGTTGGTGGCGCTGCCATGAAGGGCGCTGAGCTGCTTGGTGCAGCTAAAAACATGGCGCTGCGAACAGGGCTTACTGCCGATGCCGTAATTGACATCATGGAAAACTCGGGCAACGCCCGTGCACAAGCCTACGATGCCACTATCGCCAAGTATGGAGACCAAGTAAAGAACGGTCAGATGACCGGAGAGCAGCTCCAACGACTTGCAAACGCACGCGGCTCTGAGGCACTTGGTGTTGCAGCTCTTGCCACTTCTGGCAGCACTTTGCTATTTGGTGGTGATCCATTTGCTAAAGCTGTGCTTAGTGGCTACGCAGGTGGTGGGGCTCAGGGGCTGTACAACGCACTCAAATCAAGCGTATCTGCTGGAGCTAAATCTGGAGTTACAGAAGCTGGGCAAGAGATTACTGAAGATTGGATAACCAATCTCGGCACGACTGCTGCAATTAAGGGCGGTTGGGACAAAGTAACTTATGCAGATGTTCTAGACGGCTACGGCCAAGCTGTACGTAGCGGTGCCCTTGCAGGCATCATGACAGGTAGCTATGTCACTTCTCGTGACCTCTACAGTGCGCTGCGGTCTGAAGCTGGCGGTGGTGGAGTGGATTTCCAAGACGCAAATGCTGCAATTACAGCAGCGTCTACTTCGGCTACGCCCACCGCTCCTTCGGCTACGCCCACCGCTCCTTCGGCTACGCCCACCGCTCCTTCGGCTACGCCCACCGCTCCTTCGGCTACGCCGACTGCATCTGCCCAAGACATCATCAATGAATACGTAGCGTTGGGTTTGACAACTCCAACTGCTCCTTCAACCACGCCCACTGCCCCAACTCCGACTGCACCCACGCCTACTGCCCCAACTCCGACTGCACCCACGCCTACTGCCCCAACTCCGACTGCACCCACGCCTACTGCCCCAACTCCGACTGCACCCACACCCACGCCCACACCCACACCTACGCCTACGCCCACTCCTACGCCCACCCCAACTCCGACTCCGACTCCTACGCCCACTCCGACTCCTACGCCCACTCCGACCCCAACTCCGACTAAGGCTCCTACACCTACGCCCACCCCAACTCCTACACCCACGCCCACACCCACGCCCACACCCACACCTACGCCTACGCCCACCCCAACTCCGACTCCGACTCCTACGCCCACTCCGACCCCAACTCCGACTAAGGCTCCTACACCTACGCCCACCCCAACTCCTACGCCTACTCCGACTCCGACTCCGACTCCGACTCCGACCCCTACGCCTACGCCTACGCCCACGCCCACCCCAACTCCGACCCCTACGCCTACTCCGACCCCTACGCCTACTCCGACCCCTACGCCTACTCCGACCCCTACGCCCACTCCTACGCCCACTCCTACGCCCACGCCTACTCCGACCCCAACTCCGACCCCAACTCCGACCCCAACTCCGACTCCTACACCCACACCCACGCCTACTCCGACTCCTACACCCACACCCACGCCTACTCCGACCCCTACTCCGACCCCTACTCCGACTCCTACGCCCACTCCGACCCCTACTCCGACTCCTACGCCCACTCCGACCCCAACTCCGACTCCTCAAGTACCCACTCCCGCCCCTACGCCTACTCCGACCCCTACACCCACACCCACACCCACGCCTACTCCGACTCCTACGCCCACTCCGACCCCTACGCCTACTCCGACCCCAACTCCGACTGCCCCAACTCCGACTGCCCCAACTCCGACTGCCCCAACTCCGACTGCCCCAACTCCAATTGCTAGACCTGCACCTACCGCTCCGACTCCGCCGCGTAAACAAGTCTCCTGGCCCCAAGCACAGGCGATGGCTGCTGCAGTGGGCAGACCAGAACTCGCCCCGGTGTTCTATTACGGCAAAGACTTCGGCTCAAAGAAGCAGAAGGTTAGAGGTGGCAAGCTGGTGCAGGAGAAGTACAAGGAACTCAGCGTCACTAAAGCTGGATCCCTGGGTGAGCAGATTGAGGGGCAGGAGATTGCTGCGCAAGCCGAAAAGCGGGAGAATGTCAAGGACTCACAAGCAACAGCACAGTTTGAAGAGCCAACGTCCTTTGAGGACCTGCTGAACATCATTGGAAGGGGTTGATATGTTTGTATGGGATGACGCTGCAGGGGAGTGGGTTGAAGACCCCGAGTACACGAGCGAAACCGCTGAAACTGGACTTTCTGCCCCCACGTATTGGGACCAAATTTCCTCAGACATAAGCAATATCACTTGGAAAGACATACAAAAACTGTTTGCGGGTACGTCCCAGTTTGGCACTGCTGGGCAGATCGCAGGGCTAGCAGGAGCGGGAGCGCTACTGAATAAAGTGCTCGGTGGCGGTGGCGGCGGTTACGCTGGCTACAAAGGTGGTATTCCAAGCCTTGTGGCTTCTCGGCAGATGCTGCCGATCCCAACTACGGTCACCAACGCTCAAGGCCAAACAGTGCCGCGCCGACCGGGTTCTGGCGGGATTACGTACTTCAGCCCAATGACGTATGCACCTGCCCCAGCCCCTGCAGCTACGGACACCACTACTACTGGTGGCACTACTGTTGTTGACGATCCAACCAAATCTGGTGTTAGCGGCGGTGCCGCTGGGGGCCTCACTTCTCTTGCTGCTGGTGGTCGATTCCTAAGCGGTAGAGGCGATGGCGTGAGTGACAGCATCCCTGCCAAGTTTGCAGAGACTGGAAAACCCGCTCGGCTAGCTGATGGCGAATTCGTCTTGGACGCACGCACAGTTTCTGAGATTGGCAACGGCTCTAGCAAAGCTGGGGCACGTAAACTGTATGCGTTCATGAAGGCTGTGCACGCTGCCCGCAAGAAGGCTGGGCGTGGCTCCAAATCCGGGGCCGACAAGCATCTGAACAAACTCCTTGCGTAAGGACAAATCATGACTACTGGCACCGCAGCCTCTGCACTTCCTGCAGCGGGGGGATCGTCCTCTTCAACTCTGTCTGAATGGGCTGGCCCGTATGTAACTGGGATGCTGGGCAAGGCCCAGGCCCTCTCAGATCAGCCGTATCAGGTGTACGGTGGCCCCATGACTGCGGGCGAGTCTGGTCTGCAGTCCAAGGTGTTCCAGGGTTTGGGTAACTTGACTTTCCCCGGCCAACTTGGGCAGTCCTTCTCTTCCACGGGTGCGTACCAACTACCCACCATGACTTCTACGGGGGTCACCGGTCAGCAGGCTGGGCCGGGTGGGATTGCTGCCAACTACATGAACCCGTATCTGAGCGCAGTGCTGACGCCTCAGTTGGATGAGCTTCGTCGCCAATCTCAGATGACGCAGATGGGTAACGCTGCTAAGCTGGCTCAAGCCGGTGGATACGGTGGTTCTCGTCAGGCCATCATGGACGCTGAGACTCAGCGCAATCTGCTGCAAGAGCAGAACAAGGCAATCGGTACTGGATACTCCAATGCCTATGACCGGGCAATGGGTCAATTCAATGTCGAACAGGGCCAAGCCAAGACTCTTGCTGACATGATGTCTGGTGCAGGTGCACAGCAACGTGGGATTGAGCAAGAAGGCATCACTGCCGACTACAACGAATTCTTGGCCCAGCGTGACTACCCACAGAAGCAGGTGCAGTTCCTGCAGTCAATGTTGCAGACATTGCCGATTTCCACCGTCACGAACACCCCAGCGCAAATGAGTGGGCTAGGGCAGCTCACATCCACTGTTGGTGGGCTTGGGTCGTTGATGGAAGCTATTAGAGGGCTTGGGCTTGGTGGCACCCCTGGTTGATTTGAGGCACGTAATATGAATCTCATCCAAGTTCAAGAGCGGCTGAAAGATCTGCCGTTGCAGGCAATCATGGGGTATGCCAATGGGATGAACCCAGAGGTGCCCCCGTACCTAGCCCTTGGTGAAATGCAGCGCCGTAAACGCTTGGAGCAAAACCAGCCTGAGCAGTTACCCACTGGCACTGTTAAAGACCAACTGGAGCAGCAAGCTGGGTTGGCTGCGCTTCAGAACATGCGGATGCAGCAGGCCCAACAACAGATGATGCAGGGTGCAGCAGCCCAGCCCATGCCTGTACCGGAGGGTGCCCCTCAACCTGAAATGCAGCCAGAGGCAACTGGTATCGCAAATGCAGCGGCGCAGCCGGGTGTGATGCAGCCTGAAGTTCTTAGCATGGCTGGTGGTGGCATCGTTGCTTTTGCTAAAGGCACAGAAGAAGCTGTGGACTCTTCGTCATATGAAGATGACGAGGATGATGACGATGAAGAAGAGCAGGGGGCTGAGTCTTTACCTGTTGAAGACCGTCCTGTTCCACAGGGCAGGGATATTGAGGGGCTTGTACCAATTGGTCCCGCTCCTTTGAGTCGTCAACCTGAGTTTGCACCGATTGGTCCCGCCCCTTTGGGTCGTCAACCTGAGTTTGAAAAGTTAGGCCCAGGGATTAGTATTCCGCCTCAGCCTGCTCAAGCTATCCAAGCCCCTCAAACTCCACCCGCAGCTCAACCAGCACCACAGGGCCTTGCTGGTCTCCAAGCTCTTGCTGCACAAAGACGTGGGGCTGCACCACAAGCGCCAGTAATGGCTACCCGTGAAAGCATGGCTAGGGAAAA